TAAACTAATCGCCATTGTAGGACCCTCAGGAACGGGGAAGTCTACCTCTATCAGAACCCTAGACCCAAAAGAAACCTTTATTATTAACGTAGCACGGAAAGAATTGCCTTTCAAAGGAGCAGAGAAACTCTACAACACTGAGTCAAAGAACTACATGGAAGTAGATGAGATCCCTCAAATCACAGCTTTGTTACAACAAATTAGCGAGAAAGCACCACACATCAAGAATGTAATTATGGATGATGCTATCTACTCTATGTCTTTCCTTATGATGAAGAAAGCCAATGAGATAGGTTTCGGTAAATTTGTAAACTTGGCTAAAGATGTAACCAACATGCTTACTACAGCTCGTAAACTTCGTAATGACCTTAAAGTATTCTACATCACTCACTCAGAAGCAATCGAGGATGATGGACATATCGTAGGTCAGAAGATTAAGACTATCGGTAAAGCTTTGGACAATCAAATTGTATTAGAAGGGTTGTTTACTATCTGTCTTTATACTCACGTAGGTGAGGATAAGGAAGAAAAGCCAACTTATCACTTTGTAACCAATCGTTTTAGAAACTATCCTGCGAAAAGCCCTATGGATATGTTTGCTGATACATTGATTCCAAATGATTTGAACCTTGTATGTCAAGCAATTGACACTTATTACGCAGAAGAAGTACCAACAAAAACAAAATAAAACAAACAAATTTAAAGACAAAACAAAATTATGAAATTCGACGAATTAGAAACCAGAGAGCCTTCATCAGGCAAGAAAATGTACACAGGATTTGCACCTATTCAAATCGTTGCTGTAAACCCAACTAGTAAAGCACTTGCTGCCCTTTTGGGAATTGACGAAGATAAAGTTAAAGAACCTAACTACGAAGGAGATAACGGAATGCGTTTGGACTTCTGGTATGTAAATCATCCAGACTTCAAAACAGATTTGCGTGGTAAATTCTCTTTGTGGGTTAACAATGATACTCGTACCTCACAAGCAGGTAAGAAACAATTCATTGACAATTATACAAGAACCTCTTGGGCTCTTAACTTAGCTGACTTAAGTGATGCACAATCTGCTTTAGATCCTTCTCGTAGAATGGACTTGAGAAGTGCTCGTGAAGCTAAAGGTGGTGAAGAGACAGTTTATTCTTTGCTTAAGGCTTATGGTAACATCTCTCCTAAAGAGAAACCATTTGTACTTGACTCTTGGAATGCTATCGCAAAAGGTAAGGGTAATGAGTTGGTAGATTTCTTTGTTCACTTCAACAAAGCCAACATGGGTGTTAAAGTTCTCTTGGGAATTAAAGATGGTAAGTATCAAGATGTATGCACTAAAGTATTTGTTAACGTAGGTGGTAAAATTACTGACTACGTAGCTAAGCAAATCACTGGTGAGTATGGCTTCAAGAGTTTCTACGGAAACTTTACCTTCAAAGAATACACTGAGAACAATGCTCCTGAAAGCAATGAAGTAGAGAGTCCTTTCTCTAACGAACCTGCTATGAGTTGGGATTCTAGCGATGTAGCAACAGCTAATATCAGCGAAGACGTAGACAGCCTATTTTAATTCTTTTAAATTATTCTATTCTATTTTTAGAAAAGGGGGTTACATTTGTAGCCCCTTTTTTTATTAACTAACCTAGTTATGGATTTAACAAGTATTGAAATCAGACCTAACGTACAGACTTTGTACAAGCTTGTAGGACAAGAGACTTTAATGTCTTTTTACTTCGGAGAAAAGATAGATTTAAGAAACAAATACAAGAATCCTTTCAGATCTGATAAGCATGCTACCTGTTTCTTTAAGTGGAGTCAAGGAGGTAATCTTTACTTTATTGACTACGCTACTGAGAAAATCCACTATAACTGCATAGACATAGCTCAAATGAGAACAGGGTATGAGTATCCTGATATTCTTTATAAGATTGAGTCAGATTTCCAACTTAAGAACTTTAGCCTAGAAGATAGGCTTGGACTTAAAATAGAAATAGATAGTCTGAAAACAGTTAAACCAGCAGAAGTAAAACCGGCATCCATAAAAGTAAAACTAACTAAGTTTAATCAGAAAGATTTAGAATACTGGTCTCAGTTCGGAGTAACAGAGAAGATTCTTAAATTCTATGATGTAAGAAAAGTAGATAAGGCTTGGATAGCAGAAAACATATGGTACATCAACAATGACTTTGATCCTTGTTATCGGTATAAAGAGAAAGATAAATTCAAACTATATCGTCCTTACGCTGATAAGAAAGTAAAATTCAGAACTAACTTCTTTGGAGGTATGCTAGAAGGTTACACTCAATTACCTCATAAGGGAAGTATCTTAATCATAACAAAAGGAACCAAAGATGTAATGACCTTACACTCTATTGGGGTTAATGCAGTAGCTGTTAGAAGTGAAACAACTCCTATTTCAGAAAATGCTTACGAACTACTTAGGGCTAGGTTTGATTCCATATATGTTTGGTTTGACGCAGATAGAGCAGGAATAGAAGGAGCAAAGAAAATATCAGAAATGTACGATATACCAGTATTGTATCATCATGCGAGCTTAGGCAAAGACATAAGCGACATTTATAAAAAGCACGGAAAAGAAAAATTAATAGAAATATGCCATCAGTTCATGATATTGTAAAAGAAGCCTTAACGCTAGCGTTTAAGGACTTAAAAGTAGAACCCTTAGTACAGGAGGGTGTGTGGAACAGAACACGAAGTAAAAGTAAATATTCTAAGTATTACACAAAGAATGTAACTATTGTAACTTCAGAGGAAGCAGCAGCAAAAAGATTGGCTACATTTCAAAGATCGCAAGAGACCAAGATAAACATTAAAAAGTTTAACGAGTTAGAGCAATCTATAATGTCTATTATCTGCAAAGTACATAAGGTAGACATAGAAGACTTTGTACGCTTACGTAGAGGAAGAGAATTAGTAGATGCAAGATTTCAATTTGCAGCAGTCTTCAGGCTTCAGTTTTATTACACTTTAAGCAAGATAGGATTTCTCTTATCTAAAGATCACTCAAGTATCATTCACTCCATTAAACAACATAAAGACTTTTACGACACTATAGCTTCTTATAAAGCTCAGTACGTAAGAGTTCTTAACGAGATTGAAAAAGAATACCCAGGACTCCTTAACACAACACTAAATCCTAACATTATTTTAGTAGAAGACAGAAGAGGTTGGGGTAAGAAATCAAGAACTCTAGTTAATGGAGCATTTTTAGATCACATTAATAATGAAAAAGCTAATTGATATACCAGATGATTGGTATCAGCATTTAAAAGAAACAATAGAAAGTCCGTATTTTAAGAGCCTTGGAGGCTTCGTCGCTAAGGAAAGAACAAGTAAAGAAATCTTTCCTCACAAAGATGAAGTCTTCAGGGCTTTTAATTTAACTCCCTTTCAGAAAGTTCGCATTGTCCTGCTGGGGATGGACCCTTACCCAAATAAGTATAATGCTGAACCAGTAGCATGTGGACTTTCTTTCGCACCTAGAAACCGAGACTACGTACCTC